CATATATGTAGGCTTTGGCACTGGTAAAAGCATCAGCAGAATTAGGTCCAGCAGGCGGCCAAACCACGCATATATGCATCCACTTATCATCGATGTCTGTCAGAGCATTGCTGATAGTTCTAATTAAATCGGATGAGCCGCTAACGGTACCGTTACCTCGTTTTTCGGCGTAGATTCTGTAATTAGTATCAAGATAAACTCTCCATTCGCGAAGTGATGTACTGCTGTCAAATTTGCTGAGTAAAGTTCTTTGGTCAGTGTTCCAGCCGCTTGCCAACTTACACCAGCCAGCCACCGCGAAAGCTAAGTCGTCCGTTCCATTGGTGTAGCTGAAAGGCGAGCCAACAGATGCCGCAAACCTAATCTCGTCGTCAACCCCATCAAACCGCATCGTCGGGCCATTGACTGGCATTGGCTTGCCGACTGCTGCGATAAGCTCTCCGTCAACAGTGAGGTCATCGACGGTCACTGCGGCCGACGACTGGAATGCCATAGTCCCCAGCATTCCGTTGAGCGGAACCTCGTTTGCTGCGGTGCCTACGTCAGGGATCTGGAGCGTGGTTTTCCCTTCATCAACCGTGCCTTTTCCATCAAGAATGTTTGCAACATCAGGGACTTTTTGCCAGATCGATCCATCATAAACTACGGCATCACCAGCAGTGAAACTAATTGATCCTGCTCCAAAATTTACAGAACCAGAATCAGATGCGTAGTAGGTGTATCCTGCTGTTCCTGATCCGTTGGCGAGAGTTGGCGTATTAGTCGAAGCAGCCCATGTCCCTTGATAACTAAAAGCTGATGCAGGAAGTTGGCTGATGTTTACCTTGTTCGCAGCATCTAATGTCGCAAGTTTATACGTGCTTGGAGCAGCATTAAATTCATCAGCTACAGTCGCCAAGAAATCTGCTTTTTCTATTTTTCTGGCTCCAGCAATTGAGCCTGAAAGCATGATGTAATCATCAGCGTTAAGGCTGCTTGCACTGTTTGGTAAATCCTTGACTCTTATGTAAGTTGGCATCTTTTAAAAATGGTTAATCTTCGCTGAAGGCATGAATCACCGTGCCGTCATCAGTGATTATTAATTGTTCGCTGATTTGTGTTTCAATTGGGTTGTAAGTGCCTTCCTGACTAATAGCCTCTGATCCTGCTTGTCGCAGAATGTCAATGATTGCAAAACCTAACCCGAAAAGACTCATGTTGCTGATGCAAGCAGACCGTGAATCGGTCCAGTTGATGTGACTTGGATTGCAGTGATGTTGTAAGGTAAGAAAGACCCTGCTGGATAAGTTCCTGCAAGGTTACCTTCAACTCCAGTTGCCGTTGCACTTGCTACGGTCGCGTCACCATAAAAATAAACGCCTAGCAAATTCAGCCCCGTATAGCTTGTGCCTGATGTAAGGACTTTTGGACGGTAAGGTCCATTGCTTAAATTGATTTTGGAAAGCACATCAAAATCGGTGTCTTCCGCTTGAATAAGTGGGGCTGGAAAATCTCTGCTTGGCATAACTGTTTTAAAATTTTGTAAGCATGGGGTGCAGAATTAACTGCACCCCATGCATGGTTGGCGATTAGTGGACTTAGCTGGAGGTGACTGTGAGACGCTTGACGCCTTCAGAGTTTGTGATCGCGAATTGTCTGTTCCAGTCCACTGCGACAATATCAGATCGAGATCCTTCTTCACGGTAAGTTCTCACGGATGTGATTCCACCCCGACCAGTTGTAAAGGTCTTGGCGAATGATGGATCTTCCATCGTTGGGTTTTGATCGGCATAAAACAAGAAAACGTCAGATCCGACATTCCGTGCTTTATTCTTTGTAGCTTGTGGTTGTGCTGCATTGTAGATCAATCCACCGATCTGAATTTCACAAGGGAAGATCAGAACATTGCTAACCATGTCACGGGTGATGCTGGCAAAACCAGACTTGAATCGAGCCTGAGTCTTAGCGTTGTCACGCATGATCTGCCAAGCAAGAGTTCCCATCAGAATGCGGTTAGGTCTGCGACCCAATGCAGTTTCCAATGCTACCAACTGCTCGTCGAGCTGCTCGATAGGATCAGTACTTGCATTCCAAGTTCCCTTGCCACCTTCAGCAGATACATTTGCTTTGATGTAGGTGAATAGATCCTTCTCATTGCTCAAGGTTGCGGATGAAAGCAAAGAACGAACTTTGCTCTGTTGCAATCCTACGAGATCGGCAGTGTCTTCACGCTCGAAATCATCAATGGGATTTTCCAAAGCATGAGGCTCAAGGTTTAACTGACCGTCAGAGGCAAGCCATGGAATCCTTGTTGCAGGTCCACCGATTGCTCTTTGGGTTTCGTAAGTCTGCCATGAGTTGACTTCATTGTAGATCTTGTAGCGACTCCTTGCGGAGGGTGCCACAACCTGTGGGGCAATAAAATTTGCCTGTGAAGACTCAAGATCCGGAATGATCGCTTGAGCGTATGACGTTAGTAATGGGTTTCCTGATGCGCTGCTTATTGCACTCATTATTTTTCCTTTGTTTTATGATTAAGCAGTCACACCAGAAACGTCGAGAAGACGTGCTTTAATCATGGCACTATTGCTGCCTGATTCCAAAGCTTGTGCTGCAAAGTTTTTAGCCGAAGCGGTAGCTTTCCAAGTGCCATCAGTATGTGTGCCGAGGAAAGTTCCAGCGTTTACTGTTCCTGCCGTGCTATGAAGCTTGACATAAATGACTGCATCAATCCCTGCAACTGCAACGCTTGACTTGCTACCTGCTGCTGCACCGTCAGTGATTACTCCGATTGTATCAACTGCAGTCTGTGAAGTTTGAAGGGCTGCTTTGCCTGAAGAAAACTTCACGGCATAACCCTCTTTGTCGGTTTGATCTTCGTTCGCTTCAAGCGTAACGAGTAACTGTTGTTTACTAATTCCGTATTGCATTTAAATTCCTTGGTTAAGCTTTGAAAACGTCAGGTTGGCTTTCACGGGCGAGACGAAAGGCGTCTTCACCAGAGATTGCTGGGTTCTTTGCCCTGACTTCAGAAACAGCAGCAAACATTAAATCTTGTGGATTTTTTGCAGTGACCTGATCAGGATTGTTAGGTGTGATTCTGCCAGTAAGTTCAGCAACTTTGGCATTTACCTGTGAAGGCATTGACTCGATGAATGTTTTAGCATTCTCCATATCACTGGCAGCAATTGCTTTCAATGACTCGATTGCTTTTTCATCTTTTGCATTCAGTTTTCCAGAAGTAACAGCAGCATTAACCAGATCATTGATTGATCGGTCTTTTGCTTCCTGCTTCATCTTTTCAGACTCTTCTTCAGTGGCTTTATATTTAGCTTTGAGCTTATCCATTGCTTCACGCAACTCTTTGTTTTCAGCCTCAAGCTTTTCCATTTTCTTTTTCTCGTCTTCCGACATGTTTGGTTCCTTTGTTTTTGCGTTGGATTCGGTTGGCAATTGTGAGGCCGAAACGAATCGTAAATCTGTAGTTGAAATATCTTTAGCAGCCATGACTGCTGCAATTTCCCTGAAGGCAGGACGGTTAACCAAACCTCCTGCGTTTGGAGTTGTGCCAATAACTTTGCCTTTAGAATCAGTAAGAAAAGTAGGAGAAAAACGCTTGTAGCTTCCACCCTTTAAAGCTTCAGCACCTTCAGCAGACCACTTAACCTTTGCACGAATGCCTCCATGTTCAGGATCATCACCCCCCCAAAAGAAACCCTGCACCCATCCTGATGCATTTTCATCTGAGTGATTAAAGTCGATGTAAGTGTCAAAGCCTTGAGCTTTGATTTCCTCAAGGGACTTATTCAGAGAATCAATAATGTCCTCGGTAACTGTGACGGTTAACTTTGTAGGCTTGCCATCTTTGGAGGCATTGATTGTATGCTCACCTGCTGGCATCCACTGAATATCTGCTGGCACATTTCCCTCGACATGAATCTCATTGCCGTAACTAGCATTGATTTTTGCAAAAGTAATCATTCTTGATCTTTTAGCGTTTCAATATATTCATTGGCCCCTTTGGTAAATGCCTCTGCGATTTTTTTATCACTCGGTAAAGCATTTTTATTAGGCTTCTGATCGACGCTCTGTTTCAGCAAATAGTGGGGTTTGATTTCCCCGTCAAGGCTTTCTACTAATAAAATATTTCCTTTTTTGCTTTTGATCCTGAAAAGTCTTTTTCCTGTTTCCTGCTCAAAGACTGACACACGTTTGTCGTATGCTTGCTTTGATATTGGAATGGTCAAGAATTTTACTCTCTTTGCCTTTATTACTCCCCCATAGAGTTTTTGAGCGAAACGAAAATCATTGATCCTTACAATGACACTAAATCCTTTGACAAATGGTTGAAGAACTGACCTGCCAACGTCAGCCCAAAAATTAGTTCTTTTTGCACCTAGTTTATTAGGTTCATTTGCATTTTTCTCAGGAAAATGCTCAGTTCTTAAATAATTTGAAACCTCAAATGCACCTACCTTTGTAGCTTCAAGATAGGTTTGAGAATCAGCAAGCTGATCAAGAATCTTCGGGATTTTTACTTCTACTTTCACCATCAGGAAATTCCTCGGAAAAGGATTGTAGTCGATCAAATGCACCATTGGCAGCAGCAGCGCCCATTGCAGATTCCAATGATTCTTGCAAAGCATCCTGATTCAATGATTCGAATAATTCAGGCATGGCATCAGCAAGTTCACCGATTGCCTCAATGACTTTTTCATCAGATACAGCATCATTCATTGCAAGCGACATAACCTTGGCAAATGCTGGTTTGGCTGGAGCAAGCCACTCAGCAGATACGCCTGTCAGATCCTCCATCACTGCTTCTGTTAGCCGATCATTTTGAGAAGGGATTCCCTTGGCTTGAATCAATGAATCACCACCACAACCGCAATCATCAGCTTCATCTTCGATCAACCCTGTCCATTCTGAAGCATCAAGCACATCCTGAACTGTCTTGCCTTTCTCCCACATTTTGCACGACCAGTATCGTGGTTTCCACTTGGGACCAGCATCATCGCAGTTGTGCCTGCTTCGAAAGTTCTTACGGTTTTGATCATCATCCCGTTTGATCTCCATGTTAGGATCTCCGAACTTCACGAGAACAGTATTGCCCTTGTCATTTTTAACGTAGACCCCGAACTTCTTTTTGTCTCCTTTGGGTAACCTAAAAGGATCATTTAAATCCGCATTTGGTTCCTTAGCTTGAACTGTATCTTTGCCAAAGAATGAAGGTTCTGGTGCTGACTGCTTGATTACCGCTTCACCTGCTTCAGGAATACGAATCTTGTGTCTTTCATAGATTTGATCTTGAGGAAGTTCCATCCCCATGCTTACAAGTATCTGGTCCCTTGTTGCCATCTGAACGGGATCTTCAGCAGACTCAAACTTGGTTTCCAGATATGGCATTTCATCTGTATTGCCATAATTAAAAAGAATTGCTTTGCGTATGATCTGGTCATTTACATTCTGAGCAGCCCAATCACAAGCATCCTGCAAGTTATCCAAACGAACCCCTGCATGCACATCACCCAAGGCTCTTGAGCCTGAATCCGCAACATCTGTGGTTAGTGTTTGCCCAAGGATAAGAATGTCACAAACACGATCAGCAATATCGATCAGGTGATTCTGAGGGTTATCAGTTCCACCTTTGCTTGCTTCAAGAAGTTGGATTTCTGATCCTTCAGGGATCATTGCATATCCAGCAGCAGCCAGATCACGAAGCCATGCTTCAAGACTGGTTCGATCATTGTCTGAAAGGTTCTTGCCATACTTAGCTACACGTAACGGAATTCCAAAGATCTGAGCATAACGCATTAGCCATTGACGCCCAAAGATCATACCAGACCACCAGAAAGCAAGCACTCTGCTGAAGCCATAAGTCAACGGATTACCTGATCTTGTTTTGTATCTTCCAACTATGAACTTATCATCTGGCATTTCCACATAACCACCAGCACCACCTCCACCTGTCCCAATATTACGAAGCATGATTTCAGTTCCTGATGAATCATAACCCCAATATTTAGGATGCACCCAGTATGAAGACTTTGGACATATCTTTCCATTTTCAACCCCCCACATTATCTCCTGAACGCTAACTCCTTTGCCAACAGCATCACAAAGATCGTAAATCATATCTTCAAACCCATTCTCATTTCGCTTGGGAACAGGACGCATGTTGTCGATTATGTATCTTGTAAATTCAGCTTTATCTTGTGCTGCTGGAGTTGGTTCTTCCCCCTGTTTTGCAAAAGGCTGCACAATGTATTGCGCTCTTGCTGCTGCTTTTTTGATCTCATGCAGATTCTTAGCCAAACGGGGCCAAGTGTCCTCCATGATGGAATAAAGATCATTTAAACTTTGCGGATCACCCGTAAATGCAGACTGAAGCAGTCCACGCACTTGTGCAGGATCGAGCTTCTCATTTAAAAATGGGTGAAACTTCTCGTTGAAGCTTGGCATGATTATCCGCTCAGATACATCTGCCTTTTTTGATGCTCTCTTTCTGACTGCTTTTTTTGGTGCGTCTGCCATATTAAAATCCTATTCCGTGATGTGCTGCTGCTTTTGCTGTACCTAATTTAAACCCTTTAGTGGACCGAATAATCCCATCAGTGTTCCCCCTTCGCATTCTTTCTACCGCTAGTGCCAATGCCATGACACCATCGTCATGCATCCCTTCTGGTGCTGAGTATTTTACACCACCTCCAGCCATGTATTCATAACTGAAGCTTTCAAGCTCAGATTTTAAACTTACATCAAAAAACTTAACTCTGTTTTGCTGGATAGCAGCCCGAAGCCCCATCATCAAGGATTGTTTGCTGGTGCTTGAGAATTTAAAACCCTCAAAATTGTTACCCTCCGCAATTAAATCTTCAACGATTGGATCACCAACTCCCGTGCTATCAACTAACGCAGGGACATAATCAGTTTCTTTGATAATGCTTTCTTTTGTCTCTGCCCATGACTTTTGGAAACGAATGTTTTTAGTCTGACAACCGTATTCATCAAGCCCAACTCCCCAAGTCCAGTCATGAGATTTTGCCAAATCCCAACCAAACCAAGCAGTCTGGTGGAAGCTTTGATCAATGAAGCAATGCCTGATTGCATCGACTCCAAAAGGATTGCCCCCATCATCGGCAGGAACTCCCAGATATTCCTGATTAAAAATTGCTTCGGGAAGTTCCTTTTTTGCATCGAGAAGTTCTGCTTCAAGATCGGGTATTGTGGGATTGTCCTTTGTGCCTAGTCTCCAGCTTATCCAATCATCATTTAATTTCTGCCCCCTCAGAAACATCTGATGAAAGTAATTGTGACCTTTCGGGGTTCCTAAGATCCATGCCTTGCCCTTGTAATCTGTCAGAGTGGGACGAATATCTTGTTCCCATTTGGTTTTTAAATCCCTGACAACGGAAGCTTCATCGATGATCACTCCATGGTATTTTCGACCACGACCAGCGTCTGGTTTTTCAAGGGACCAAAAATCAATTCTTCCCCCATTGATTAAATGCACCTCTCTTGTGTGCTTATCAGTCTTGGAAACGATCGGAGCAAGTTGACGTGTGATCTCAGTCCATTGCTCTGACATGAGCTTGTAGGTCGGAGAAAACCAACCGTATGTCTTGCCAGCAATTCCTGAAAATAAAGCAATGTGAAGACCTAGCGTAGTTTTGCCGAATCTTCGTCCGCACTGAAGAACATTGAAACGCTTTGCATGATTGAGGATTTTGGCCTGACCAGAATGCGGTTCAGGAATGTTAATGTCCTTATTCAATTTTCAAGCCACTTGGGAATTTCAATTTCTTTGCCTCCCATGGTAATGTTGACAGTAACCTCTCCTGAATTCTCAACCTCAACTTGCTCCTTCATTCCACAAAAGTTCTTCAACGCAAATTGCAGAAGTGAATCACGATCTTCCTTGATTGCCCTTCGCAGTAGTTTCATGCGTAAGCTTTGAGATGTCTTTGCCTTACCTTTGCGATACTCAGCAGCAAATTCAGAATCAGGCTTTACGAATTCACGATTCACTGTCTTCACTGAAATTTTAAGAATGCCAGCAATGTCTGCCTGAGTTAAACCTAGTTGACCGAATCCTTCTGCCATCTCTACCGGCAACGGTTTGTAAGGTTTCCCAGCTTTTCTGGTTTTATTAGCAACTGCTCTTTTACTATCAGTTTTTGGTGTTCTCATTTACATCTAAAATTAATTCTGGTTTTTTGCCTGTTAAGTCATGCCAACGTTGAATCGCAACCGCAACATACTGAGGACTGATTTCCATTGCGTAGCATTTGCGGTTTAATTGCTCGGAAGCAATAATTGTTGATCCGCTTCCTGAAAAAGCGTCATAAACGGTTTCTACCTTGTGGTTTTTTATTGCTTTTAATGGCAATGCAATTGGTTTTTGTGTAGGATGAAAATCATTGATTCCATCCCTGTCTTGGTTCCACAAAGTTGCTTCAGTTGTATCCCCACACCACCGAAGGTTTGAACCTTTAGGCTTAAAATACAAGCAAGGCTCATGTCTTTGTTTATATTGCGAATTCATTGCCCCATACGTTGCGTTTGTTTTATGCCATACAATCATTGCATGAATTTGGCACTCGTTTTCATGCATAACATTGTAAACGTCTCTTGCTTTCGTACCCGCAAACCAAACGTAACACGGGCCATCAACAAAGGATAAAGCAACTGGCAAAAAATCCCTGTAGATTTCTGTTGAATGGTCATTTTGGAGTTTCTGACGGTTATCTGTTTTAACACTTTTATTTTTTTGAAACTGAACTCCTCCTGAATAATCAACTCCATATGGTGGATCAGTAAACATCATTTCGGATTTTATGCCACCCATCAATTTAGCAACATGATCATGATTAGTTGAATCGCCACACATTAAGCGATGATCACCAAGTTTCCATATTTGCCCATGATCAGTTTTCCAATGATTTTGCAATTCATCTGCTTTACTTTCCAACTCATTAGCATAATCTGAATCATCAGTTATTTCGCTTTCATTTATGTTAAAATCTATTTCTTTGGGATCAAAACCAGTTAGCTCCAAATCAAAGCCATTAAAAACTTCATCCACCAGCAAATCCTTCAAAGCATCCTCATCAGCTTCGGCAAGTTCAGCAATGCGATTATCAGCGATCATATCAGCAACTTCAGATGCTTCGTCTTTGTAATCTTGAACATCGACAGGAACTTTTTCTGTCTTCAGAAGCATTGCGGCAGCGAGCCGACCATGTCCCTTTACAACAAACCCAGATCGCTTTGAAACTGTGATTGGGTTTCTCCATCCTTGATGCTTAATGATCTTTGCGAGCAAACGAATCTGCTCTGCCGGATGTGTATTGTAGTTTCTGGGATGCTCAACCAATGATGTTGGATCTCTCAGTTCAGTGTGTGAACAATGTATCTTTATTTTTTCGCCCATAATAATTTGCCAGCAGTGAGTTTCATTTTTGCACCCATTGCTTTTTTAAGTATTTTGAAAATACCTGAATCCATTCTCTTTTCAGACACACTCAGTTTTTTATTGAATGCCGATTTTGGAGAACGGATCTTTTGATTTTTCTTTATTAACCCAAGAGATTCGGCCTCACGCCTTCCAACCTCCTGCACATCCATTTGACTGTTGAAACCCCAAGGTCCATGCGGAACACCAAGTCCACCAATTTCCTTTTTATTCATCTCAAGCCAGAATTTTGTGTCATCTTTTCTTCTTACTGCTCCTTCAAATCTCTTATGTAATGGTCGAGGTTCCTTGACTACACCTGTTCGAATAAACCTCCAAGCTGGATACACGTTTGTAATTGCAGGATCAACAGACGCTTCAAAGTTACCATATCCATATGAGGATCTGATATTAGTATCATAAACAAGCTTTAGTCTGCGATTAGATGAAATGTCCCTTGTCTCTGGTATGACTCCACGATCACCCCTTCCAACTCCAGCAGGCAATGGATCACCCATTCCTTCAGCAATAGCAAAGTCTTGTATCTTCTTCACAAAGTCTGCTCTGCCTCCAGTTTTAAAAGCAATTGATTTTACCCCATCTGGTGAAATGACTTCTTCTTTTGTTCCCAGCATAAAATCCTCAAGCATTTTTTTGGCAGAGGATAGGAACCGTGCTGACGCAACCCTTGATGCAAAAAAAGATCGGTCCCGTATGGCAGCAGGAAGTGACGCCCACTGCTTTGAAGTCATACGAGAACCGATCTCTTTTCTTGCCTTTAATCTTTTAAAGGCTTCTTCGAATTTGATTGGCTTTACATTATAGCTCATTAAAACGGAATATCATCCTCTGTGACCTTGGGCGATTCATTTCTTGAAGCATCCACTGGAGGTTGTGCAGAATATTGAGATCCCCCATTAAGCTCTAAAGTTGCATTGCCAAGAATCGGCCCTCGTTCACCTTTGTCACGTTCTTCTTTGGGTATTGACTGAACTACCATGTGCGTATCTCCATATTGTTGATTTGTTGACTCAAACAATACAAGGTCCAGATAGGTTCCCTTTTCCCCTTTATATAGGTATTTCTTATCTACTTTTTCGACGTTTATTTTTATTCGGTTCATTTTGTTTTTTCTGTTCTATTTTTTCTTGTTTGTGGTTTGGTAAAAAGAATTTCTGATTTGTTGTTTCGAATAATCCTCTGCCCCTTGGCATCCCTCTACTATCAAAAAACTTGTCACATGCCTCGTTGATCATGTCAATGTCACCTTTCTTCAGCCCAAAGTAATCGGCAGCATACTGATCGAGATCCTCTGGCAAGTCATCGTCCATCAAGTGTCTTTGAGCTTTTGCCTGATCCCTTGGAGATAATACCAGAGATCAAGGACTTCTTCTTCAGCATGATCAATCAAGTTGGGCTTTTCCCAAAGATTTCCACCGTGTTCTTGCTGACCTGCCATGTATTTGTTTTTTGCAAGTATCTGAAACCTTTTAAGTGCCTGATCCATGCTCTCTGCTTGCTCTTCGGTAATATCTGAATTCATAAGACAATTTTATTTGGTAGATGTTTCGCCAAAAATTTTAAATACCCTTGAGGATTCTTGTCGAGCTTATTGTCAAGAATAATGATTTTAGGTTGAATTGTCTTTTTAGAAAGTGAGTGGGGAGGACCATCACCCCCTCCCCCATATCTCAGAGATTGATGGTATTTTACTTTTGGTTTTCAGGTTCCACACACGTGGGCTGAAATTGTTGTTCCACCTCATAAACCGCCCGTTCTAGGTCACCATGTAAACCATCATCTTCGTAGGATCTTGGAACATAGCAAAGAACTTTTCTTGCTACTTTGCAAAGATTTAAAACCTTATCGTTTTCCATAGTTGTCTTCCTTGCGGCATTTTTTGCAGTAAGGTTGTAGACCGTCCCTGACTCCATTTCGCTTGTGATAATCTTTAGCGGGTTTGATCGTAAGGCACAACCCGCATTTTTTTGTCGGCTCTTTCGTTGGCTTGATCATTTGAATATCCCCCCTTTGAATATCTTTTTTGAAGCTTTGCAATGTTTTCGACCAAAGTTTGAACTCTTGTTAGGTTCAGCGATTGACGTAACCCTTCCATGTAAAATTCCAGATCTCCAAGTTCTTCGATCACGTTTTCAAGATCAAGTGGCTTTTGATAAATCGACCATTTTTTGATTGCGTCAAGTAACTCCCCTGACTCCCCTGCGATCCCGATAGCCATATGCAAGGCATCAGCTTGTTCAGGTTTTAATTCGTTAATAATTTCTTTAGATGATTTTTTTAAATCACTGACCAATACTGAATGTTCAAAGTTACTCATAATTCGTTTTTAAATTTTGCGATTGCTACTGTCTCAATTTTTTTGACTCTCTCTTTTAGTTTTTTGTCGATGGTTAAAAGTTTTCTGATTGTCTTGTCTGCATAATAAGCAGATCCACTGGTCTTGCCAAAGCGTGCAGCAGTGTAATGCATTCCAGTGTGTGTATGTTTTAAAACTAAATGCATTGCGACCATTCTTGCTTCAGCAACTGGGTGGATTCGGCTCCGTCCGATTATTTCAGTCGCACTGATTTGATAGGCATCAGCAGTTGCGTTAATGATAGGCTCGACGATGATCATAGTATTTTTAATTGACTCCCCTTTTTTCATCCAATCCTTCACGCACGATCCGAATGGCTTTGTCTATTTCTTCCCTTCCATTTTCACCGTTCATAGTGTGGCAGTTTGCTAAAAGTTCCCCAACCTCTGCAAATGCAAAAGTCATGTGATAAAGATGATAATCTGGGTAATTTTCAACAAAGTTTGTGAGGTCTTCTACATGCTGCACAATGCTTGCGGCTGCCTTATCTATTTCTGTTTGCTCTGGTTTTCTGTTTGTCATAATCTTTTAAATTCGGACAGTGGTATTTGTATTACAGGTTCAAAGTCAGCAGGATCATTTCTGTCCTTTCTGCCTCCCACACTCCAATCGGCTTTGCAGTTAACAAGATCAACATATCCAAGGTGATCGGTCCACTGCACAAACATATAAACTGGTAGGCTGCTTGATCGATTGATTGCTTGAGCGCATATCTTCTTGTTCGCAGCAGTCATGAAGGTTGGATAATAATCCATTGAATTGCTCCTTTTCCGAAACTCAATGAACGAAACAACTTTTGCATTTCTTACTGCTGCAAAATCGATGTGGAAGTTTCTGGGGCATTTGACAAGATTACACAACAAAAGTTTTTCAAGGGATCTGGCAAAATCTTGCTCATGCTGCATTGTAAATCTGTTTTCGTATATTGGCCTCATAAAGCACTTCCCATCCTCTTGAGCCAATTGGTCATATCAGCGTATTGATCCCTGACTGGTTTGTTTTGATACAAGAAAAGTTGCATTGCTCTTAAAGTTCTCCAGCATCCATGTGGTCTTTCCCATACCATGCTGACAAACATTTCATCAAAAATAATGCTGGCAGATCCATTCATTCTTCGAAGTGCATCACAATAATTTTTCATGTTCTTTCTGAGATTTGCCATTAATCCAACCTCTTGTTTTTCAGTCAGATTTGAAACGCCATCTTCAGTTACCCTCATAAGCTCGACCGCAATCGCTTGCATGCCCTCCTTGCTGCTCAAATAAAGATCCCTTGTAGTTCCGCAATTATCGCAGCAAAGACCCTTAAGGGCCATTTTCACGACCTTTACGCCCAAATATTTGTCAGCATCATCTTCGTCCCTGTGAGTCTGCCACTCATCATAGGCGTCTGGATGTATCACTGCTTCAGCCATGCGACCGCATATCCTGCATGATCGCACCTCTTTGGGCCAATCCCTTGAATCAACTTTCTTTTTTGCTTTGGTCGTAAAGTTTTTAATGCCCCACAGTTTGTCATCAATCATTGTTTAGTCTCCTTAGTAATTCATCGGCTGATGCTCGTTTCCTTTTTGGAGCATTGCCTTGTGTTTTAATATTCTGCGATCTTGTTTTCCAGTTTTGAAGTTTTGATTTCCAGTTGATCAATGCACCGTATTTGTTCAACCAATAATTATTATCATTGTGCCAGTTAAAGAATGACTCTGCCGTTTCTCTGAGTATCCCCCGCATTTGGGCAAGATCCCAGACTTCATCCCATGTTGGTATTTCAGCAGAGCGATTCTCTCTCTCTTTAGAGATAGCTTCTTCTTCTTCTGCTTCTGCTTCTTCTTGTCTTAACTCTGTTAACTCATTCTTTACAATCTTTACAGTGTTTACACCTTTGTCCTTTGCGCGATACTTCTTCATATAATCACGCATGTATGCCCTTCGGCTTTCAGCAGTTTGCTGTTCCCTCCATTTTTTGCCATTGATGATAAAAAATCCTCCTTCAATCTTTTCAATCCTTCGTCCCTCGAAGTCACTTGTGCGACTGTCTGGATCTGGCTCAGATAAGATGTGAAGAGACTTAACGCAATCCTCTCTTGTTACCCTTGCCAAGTGTGCAAGCCCTCCCACAGACGCTCTGACAACGTAATCTGGCCCCATTCTGGCAAGCATTGTTATCCATACAATTCTGGTTTTGTCATCCTCATTCCAGATGCTGGAATCCGTAATGTCTGACCATAGTTTAGTAAATCCGCTCATAGTTTATCATTTTACTGTTAAGTTTACATTAGTAAATCATTTAATCCATTTACCATGGAATTTTAATTTTGGGTATAAAAGTTCCCTTGACCTGAGTTAGTCAAATGCTACCGTGAAGACTCTGACCCCCATAGGTTAGTTGCTACAATCAAAGTCACCTTGCCCCTGATGTTTGCTATTGCATCGGGGGCATTTCTTTTGTTTTTAAAAGTTCATTAATTGCTTCAATTGCTTCTTGGGTTGTCGTTGCGATAATAGCATTGCCTCTCCACTCTTGATGCCATTGAATCTGCCTCTTTGTTAATTTCCCTTTTTCGGTTTTAATTTCGATCAGCATATTAATTCCATTTCGACCAACCAGAATATCAGGACAACCTTTGCCGACCGCTGAAAGGTCTTGAACGGTGCAACCAGAGGAACGCAACCCCTGCACGATTTGCTTGTGGTTAGCGTCCACTCTGGCTGCTCGTCTCATGGTCGTTTGTAAATGCTTGATTCACGTTTCTGACCGTCATAAATAAAGGTCACTACATCCTCACCAAATAAACCTTCACTGATGTTCAGAACTTCAACATCATCAATTGATACGTGAAGATTACCGATGACAACATATGCATTTTCCTTATTTTTCATTTTCTTTTTCTTTAAAGATTTACGGCAACCTTTTGCCAACGATCTTTTAAAATGTTCAGTGATTGACAATAGCCACCTTCTATCTTGCCACTTTCTTGCATTGTAGGAAGCTCAATATAAAAACTGTCAGGACTGTCTTTGTCGTTATTTATTTCTTTTGCAAGCACATCACATACATCACCAACTTCATCAACGTGAAACCACAAATCTCGTTTGTTACGAGCTGAGATAATGGCATAACGTGCGCCACTGCATTCTTTCCCCCAATCAATTAAAAATAATTTCATTGGGTTGCCCTCCATACTGCTGATTTGTTTCTGGTTCGGTTGGTTCTCTCAATCCAACCTTCACGTGATAGTTCTGAGAATCTGCCCGAAACTGTATTGAGCTGCCGTCCGCTTCTCTCAGCGTATTCTTTGGCAGTGATCCCTGCATCCATCGCTTGCCTGACTGCAACAAGAACTTGTCTTCGTGTTTCTGCCATTCTTGGAAGTGCTGTTTCATATGCTTCGATTGATTGCTGATTGCCTCCATGTTTAGCCTGACAAATATCATTCATCGTGACCCCCTGAGATCCATGGTAACATTTTTTGCAAGACCGCATCTGTAAGATCAAGATCGTGTTTGAGATAATCAATTGCTGCTTTGGGGTTACTAATAAACAAAGTGGCAAAATGCGCTCCTGATCCTGATTTGCCACCGATACCAAGCATGGTGCAAAGCTTATCAAGACTGATTCTTTGCTCCCTGTTTCCACAGCACCAGACTTCCATGAGATCAGTGTACTTATTAGGCCAATAACGATTTTCCCGCATTGGAGTTCCAATGGTTACACCATGAACAAGTGACCTTCGAAATAAGAATGGAAGATCAAAACCGTGTGAGTTAAAACCAACCCATTTGCGTGTGTGATCATTGGTTGATTGATCCCAGAACCATTGAAGCAATTCTTTTTCTGAAAGATTGTGCTGATCCTGAATGACCGTCAACCCGTCTTCATTTTTGATTCCTATTGCAAGAACCTGTCCTGTTCTGGCATCGAGTGCTGCTTTTTCAAACCACTTTGTTTGCTGCTCTTGGATCTTTGCCTCGATCTTTGCTTCATCCTTCCAGTTTGATGGGGCTGAAAATTTAGGCATCATGTCTTCCAGATGCTCAATTGGAAGTGGACCTGTTTCAATATCAAATACGTTGTAATTCATGCTTTTGTCTTTCTGTTTTTTGTTTTTGTTTTGCTATCTTCGAAGACAACATTGTCATCATCTTCTTCACGCTTTTTTTCAGGAAGGGATCGGATCGTGAAATAATTTTCACGGTTGCTTTCTCCATCCTTGATCGAAGTGAAAATAGATCGAAGCTGATTCAGACCATCTTCATCGATAGCATCCAATTTGTATCCCAGATACTCTTCAAGCATTTCAACCGATACACTAATGCTTGTAAATGCGTTGACCATCTTACGACAACGATCTGCGATTGGCTCAAGTCCCTTACTCAATGTCAAAGTGCATTGCCTCAAAGCTTCCTCAACTATATCAGCAGGGATCACATTTAAGATACAAGCTCGCATTCTTCGCGCTCCCATGTTTGCCACAAGCTCATAAATGTCACGCTCGTCAGTAAGTTTTTTTGGGCCTTGCTTGGTATCCCGTATATGCCTGACCTGAAACACCGTTGTCCTTTTGACGTTTGTCTCCATATCCCAGCAATACGCCATGACTGAGGATTCACCTCCTGATCGATCAAGCTCAAGCAATCCAAAATCCATGTTTCCCCAATTCTGAGCTAGAACCTCTGCAAGACGTATGCTTGGGCCAATCACCATTCCCCCACCTCTTGGATATGCATACGTAGCTTTTTCAGCCAGCGTTTTGCGCTTACAGGATTCCATGATATTCCTGAATGCAATGTTCTGGTCCCTTGGAAACCTCTTGGCTACTGCCATGGCTGCTTGAACCTCTGCTGCTTTTCGTGACTGCTCAGTGCTTATCATCGCATTAGGGGTTGACCCCGTTGCGGAATTTGATACGTTCATGTTTAGCAATTCGTTGCTATTTTGTTTATTCATAGGTTATTTGTTATCTGTTTTCGGTGGTCCTTAATTGGGCCACCGTTTTTTTTATCACACTAATCGATCTTGTTCAATACTTATTTCAATATCGTTTTCTTTGGTCTTGGACCAGCCAGTTCATAATCCTGCATTGCTTCTCTGATCGCTCCCGAAAGGGTTTGACCATGTTTGGCTGCTGCTTTTTTCCAACGTGCCTTGTCTAAGGCTTCGACTTTAATCATTATATTTTCTCTTTTCATTTTCGTAGTTTGTAGAATTTGTGCTGCCCGATATGTGCAACTGGTTTTCTGTTTTTTGCCCAATACGGTGGACTGATTATTGTTGAATAATAGTGGTCCGCATATCCCACTTTTTCCCTGTTCATGTTCTGGATGTTTTCTTCCAGATACAAAGCCCATTTTGCCATGGGTGATTTGTAGAGTGATTTAAGATCAGATTTTGACTTGCCGTTCCAGCATGAAAATTGTTTGCGCTGCAGGCAAACTTGTTCAGGTGTTAATCCCCTATTGATTGCCCTTTGATTAATGACACAAGCGACTGCTGCCATCCCATCTTTACCTTCACCCCTTGCTTCCGCAAGGATGGTCAAAGCGACCACCCCTGCTTCAAGCTGAGTCATTGAAAGAATCAATATTAAATATTTTGTCATAGTTCCAATTTCGTTATTAATTTTTCAACTTGTTCAATTCTGTTTGCACAATACTTTTGCCATTTCTCTCCTAATATTATTTCTTTGTCCTGTTCTAGCTTCACGCTGTAATCCTGAAGGAACTGCTGAATCATAACCCTCTCTGTTACTGTAAGTTCACCATTCATAATCTGTTTATTCGTTTTCGTTTGTGAAGTAAGGGCAATCAGATTCAAGCTCTCGTCGAACTTCAGAATCAGATGCTTTGACTGCTTCAACATATGCTGAAGGGCTATAATCACTTGGCTGATACTCTGCTACAAAGTCACCCCGTTCTTTACGTGTGCCAAATCTGTGAAGTTTTACGATTGGGCGTAACATTGTTTTAGTGTAATCACCGTAGTTAATTCTCTTCTCGGTGAAGGAAAATCCCATGTGCCATTCTTTTGCGTAGTAATTCATTTTGTTTTCTTTCTGTTATTTGTTTTAAAGTGGGGGCCGAAGCCCCCGATTGGGGTTAGGCATTAAAAAGTGTGATTTTTGCTGGAAGCGGATTTCTTCCAGTCAAAAGTTTTTCACACTGGTTTTCAAATAAATCCAAAGCGTAGTCGAATCTCTCAGCCTCATCTGTGCAAGATATAGAATCGAGGAAATCACCATTGAATCCATAATCAAAGTGCATCAACTTTTCTGCTTCGTGATACCAATCGGACGCGATTTGCAGAGTTACGTTTTCCTTAATGATTTTTTTAATTTCTATTCTATTCATAATTTTCTGTTTTGTTTATTTGTTTCTGTTTCCCTCTTACCTGATAACAATTTAACACAAGCATGATCTAAGTCAATACCCTTTTTAATCTTTTTTTAAATACCCTCTTTTAACTTACCTGCCTCATCAGTGCTGGGTGGTCGTTTCCAGCAGACGGGGTTTCCCCCGTTTCGGCTTAGTTCATCACCATGTTTCCAAATGCAACTGTCTCTTCAAATTTGCCTTGATCCAGCAAGTTAGTTAATGCATCTGACTTTCGATCTGCTCCCCTTCCCATTTCACTCTGATAGATACGATTGCCAATCCCTCTGCCTTTGACAAATTCGTGAGTGTAATAATCCGTCACTGCACTGAGTAGGTCAGACCGATCCATTCCGTTATTTCCTTTGCCATTTACAAAAAGATCATCAATGCGATCAATTCGATTTTTCTTTTGGCTTGAAATTTCTGTGACTGTTTCAGCTTCAAATCCTGTGATCCATTTCTTTGCAGTTTCAGGTTTCACATCGATCATGGCTAACTTGTTAAAAGCAATTTGGAATTCGGCCTGAACTCCGATCGCTTGATCAATCAGTCTTGCGATTTCAGGAAATTTGTGTATCGCATTTTTAGTATGTCTCAGCTTGTAACTTTCCTTTGATTTTTCCTGAAGATTGAACCGAAAGGTATTGTCACACACCGTGCATACGTTCGATGTATTCACCCAAAGAACACTTGATTTGTCATGACCATTCCCGAAGTTCAGATACGGTTTAAACTCTCTGCCACCTGCATTGTAGTCATCAAGCCCATTGAGCTTTATTGAGCAGAACACTCTGCCTCTGCCTCTGACTGATCCGATGGATTCGATCTGGTGATCCGTCCCTGAGATGCAGTCATAAACTAGATCAAGAAATTGTTCATTGGTGATTGGCTTATAAGTTTCAGGATTGTAGGGCTTGCCGATCCTAATTTGTGAATCATCAGTGCAACCCAATATTGAATACCCGACTGGATTGCTGCTCTCGTCATACAATGGACGCTCTGTGATTTCCCATTCTCTCAGGAAGTTATCATCAAATCCCAAGTTCTCTTTGACTTCGGTGAGTCCGTGCCATGCCATGGCACTTCCCTGTTGTTTGTCTGTGTTTTCTATTTTATGCATAGTGTTTATTTTTCTGTTTTTTTTGTTTTAAGTGGGGGCCGAAGCCCCGATTGGTTTATGATTCTATTTCAATAACGCTTTCTGGTGAGAACATCGCGATGGACTTGGCGGCATCAATTACACTTCCACCGCCAAAACCAAGCACCCAGTCTTTAATTTTGGTGGAATTAAGATTGATGTAAAAAAGTTCTTTTCCATTGCGAATTATTGTTCCAACCTCGGGGTTTTCCCTGAGATACTTTTTGCAAGCCTTTTTGTACGCCATCTCTTTTTTGCCTTTCCCATATGCCTTAGCATCCTCGAAATCTTTTTCTCTTCTGCATTCGGATAACATCATATTTTTTCTTTCTGTTTTTTGTTTTTGTTTTTGTTTCCCTCTTACTTGAAATCAATTTAAATTACTTACTCCTGTTTGTAAACACTTTTTTTAATCTTTTTTTAAATACCTTTAAACGTGTGATTGACTGCCATGTTAACCTGCTTGGGTGAGGGGAATGTTTAAAGATAAATCAAAAGGGTTGGTGAATGAGTTTGTGATCGACTCAGATTTCAACCAGTGCAACGGGTATGGGGATACATCCCGAAACTTTACAAAGGTTTTGAACAAGATGATCCGAATCAAGATTTACTCCCCCTTGCACTATCATGGTTACCTTGACGAGCTTGGTTACGGTAAGCAGATCATTAAAGGCAATCCCACAATCATTTCATCCCTTTCGATTCAGCCAACCTTCTCAATGATGCGTCCTCCAATCGGTCAAAAGAATGCAATCTTCACTATGTTTGAAAGTTCAAAGCTTCGACCTGAATGGATTCAAAGAATCAATTCTTTTGATTTGTGCCTGACTCCATCCACCTACAACAAAGCACACTTTGAAGATCAACTTTCAATTCCTATCGCTCATACGTTAGCGGGATATGACCAAAATGTTTTTACTTTCCACCAAGCAAAATCATCAGGTCCGTTTGTATTTGGCGCTGCTGGTCACGTTGGGCATGGTCGAGCGAGAAAAGGAATCGAGCGAATCATTGACTGGTTTCAATCCGCATTCCCAAAAAACAAAGATGTGCGGTTAAAAATTAAAATTAACGCATGGGGTGAAAATGATCTTACTGCCAGTGATGACAGGATAGAAGTAATTGAAAAAGACATTTCTGAAACTGCTTGCCGTGACTGGTTAAGATCCTTGCATTGCTACGTCGATGGAAGCACTTCTGAAGGGTGGGGCATGTGGACGCACAATGCTATGGCGACAGGCAATGCGGTCATCTGCACTAATTATTCTGCACGCAATGATTATTTAAAATTTGGTAATCATATTCCAATCGGTTACAGACTGACTCAAGCCTCTGGTCAATATCAAGGTTTAGGTCATTGGGCAATGCCTGATCGAAGTGATGCAATTGAAGCAATGCGATGGGCTTTTAAAAACAGAAACCAATGCAGAAGGATCGGCAAGACTGCTTATGAATCGGTCAAGCATATGACTTGGGAGTCTTCTGCAAAGAAGATTTTGAGAGCAATGAAAAGAAACAGTTTGCTTTAATTACCCCATAATTGCCGAGGACATTTTGCAACTTCAAATCTTGCCTTGCGTCTCATGTAGCAACCGCAAATGCTGCAACGTATTTCCTCCCCCCTGACCCTGACATGCTCGCAATCCGTGCAAGTTTTAATTCGCTGTTCAAAAGTTTGTGAATCAACTAATTTAAATCCGCTTTTCAAAATCGAACTTCCATCCTTAATCACATTTTTTGCCATGGTTTGAACACTTGGCATTTTTTTCTCAGCAGACCCAAATGTCAGCACCTTAGTTCTGCGAATCATGTCTGTATTGTCCTTAAGTAAGCGATCCAAACAGAGTCTCTGACCAGTTGTGAATTTGAATCTGTTGATCCATATGAAATCTGATCATATGAATATGTTGTTCCGTCAGCCAAAACAGGTTTTGTAATTGAGAAACTTTGAACGTCAGAAACTGAAGGACCAATCATCTCAATTCTGCGAGTCGTGCCAGAATAAATGCCCCCTGAATCTCCTGCACTTACAGTATATCTCCAACCTGCTGCAACGTATGTAGGAGGTGGACCTGAATCATATACTACAACGGGAACGGTAACATCTGTAAATGATGTGGTAGTGCTTCGACCAATTTCGATGCGATCCGTAAATGTAGCATGATCTTCATATCGAGTAATCTGGTAAAATGTTGCACCTGTCACTGCACCCCAAACCAATCCAACGGATGGACCTGATTGCGTTAGAGTAACATATGATGGAGATCCAAGGCTCATACTAAAGGCACGTTGATTACTGCTCTCATTGTATCAAAAACAATCCTCCTTTGCGCTGAAGAATTTACTGAGCAGGCACTGGACCCTAGATTGTTTGTGTATGCGCTAGTTTTGGGTTTTGGGGCTTCAAGTGTCCCCCCTAGAACAGTTTCACAATTTACTGTTATATCTTGAAATTGCTGAAACTCATACCACTGCCCGCTTACCTGCGTTGAACATGGTTGCTCACTCCCAACTTGAGTTGCTACACCAGTTTGAAATTCGACATCAACTGCTCCCATGTAGCCATAATTGCCATAATTGCCATTCGCTAATGTTACCATGTCTTGCAGATCATCTGGCAATGAAAACTTTGCCATGTTTTCAACTGTTGTTTCACCAAACGCAATCTCATATTCAACGTCAGTTCGCACTACACTTAATCCACATACACCACCAACTGTGTCCAATGATGAAGTTTTATTGCTCTCAAGAATTACCGCAAAACTGCATGTACCTGTAGGCACATCATAATTCCAAGCAGTCGTATTTGTAAGAGTCCAATTGAGGTTATCAGGCAAAGTTGCTGAAAACAGGTAATCACATGATGATGATTGTATTTCACTGTTTGAATAAAAAGCTGAATACGATTTATTACGATGCTTGATCCCTAAGATTGGCAAATCAACTCTTGCTCTTGTCAAAAGATTAAGCGACTTTGCAACTTGATTGAAATGGTCTGCATAACATTCCATTTGTGCAAAAGGTCCGAACCCCTCCCAATTATAACCGTCAGCAACTTCTGGATGCATAGTAAACCAACGGTTGCCCATCGCTTGCAGCATCAAGCTTGAATACTTGTAGTCATACATCCTTTCCTGCCCACAATAAGGAAGACTCGGACATTCAGGGTCAGTGAATTGGCTTAAGTTTGCATCACTATTTTGGTCAACGTATCCTTCACAAATCGCCCGAACGATAAATCCTGACCAAAGCATATTATCAATGGTCATCCTTGTATCATGCTGATCAAGATTTACGTTGCCATCTGCATAGACTTTGGGCATCTGCTTTGTAAAATGAAAACGAGGGAAACATGCACCATTATAAATATTGGATTGCCAGTCACTTGTTGTGCTTGCGTCCCCTGACTGATCACCAATTCGGATTACACATTGACCATAATCTGCTGCACCATTCTTGTAGCAAAGATACTCAACAATTGCGTTTTCATCCGATCTGGCTGCTGCTGGTCCTGATGGTGTTCCAGCATCGTTATCATCCACAAGCATGTAAGAATTCCAACTTGTTACATTATTCTGCACAGCTTGAGATGTAACATTGTCATTCCTTCGTAATCTCCCCTTAAGTTCAACCGCAACCAAGCTTGTTGCAGGATCATATGTGACGCTCTTCAGCTCATAATCAGGAACGTAAATCTGACAAGACTTGTAATGACTAACAGTTCCTTTGCATTCAGTAGGATCAGGATAGTCTTGGCAATCAAAAGTATTATCCCTTGCTGACAAAGGCACACCCATTCCCGTCCCTGAACTGTAAGAAGGTTGGTTTGTTCCTAATACATAACGGTATCCGCTTGGGTTTTCTTGACGATTAATTGGTTTAGTCTGCCTTGCGTAAACGTGGTTGCGAATCTCTTGCCCCTGATCACTTACCTGCCCCCAACTATCACTGAGCAATGTGCAGCGATCCACAAACATTCCATCACGATCTGCAAAGACGCTTGGCTTATAGATGCTTGAGTCACTGTCCTTGTAAGGAAGTGTCTGAAGGAATACTTGCCATTGATTTGTTTCCCCTTGCTTTGGTGCTTCGTCAATTAGAATCTCATGCTCAAAAACAGCAGGGGTGCCTGTTAAAACTGTCCAGTTTACGTGCTGATAAATCCCTGTAAAAATATCATCCTCTGAAAAAGTCACTCCGTTATAATCAATGGACGCACCCGATCCAGTGACCTTGTATTTTACTCCAGCCTTAACAAATCCACTTGTGATTGCTGTTGGGCTTGGAGCAATGCCTTCAAAAACATCAATGTCAGTATCAGCAGATCCACCTAGAAAAGTTTGAAATCTTTTAAAATAAAAAACTGAATTACCTTCCGAATTAACCTCATAGCCTTGTAGCAAATCTCTTTTTGCAAGCCTCAGTCGATCATGCACGATCCTCCGCACTTCTTCGTATACTGGGTTTTTCCAGATTCCTTTTTGATCCTGATCTTTGATCCCCGTCCTTAAATAATTAACTGCCATTCCATGACGCTGATAGCTATCCCAAATGCCCTTAGCGTCCGCCTCCTCATGCCCCCAACCATCCATGGTTTGATTGCGACTGGATGCCATTCTTAAGACTGTATAAGCATCCTGAATGCGTGGAGTCATTGCCATGATCTCAGCAATTTCAACATAGGCATCTTCCGAAGCACCATATGATTCATTGCACTTTACCTGAATGACTGACCCTTCGGGGAATACGGCAGGAAAGTAATAACTTCTGCTTGGTTCCGTTCCAGCGTCCATTTTCAAGGTGTAAACGAGGTTGCCATTAACGTAGATCCCAAATGTCTTTGGACTTGTAATGACTGTTCCCACATTTGTGGTTGCAATCATTCCAGCAAAACAAAACCCCGTGCGGATTGTGTGACTTGTCCCACCATTGACAACTCCATTGGTGCCACTTCCGGTTCCTGCTGGAAAATCAAATTGCGGATATTCGGAAGTCAATCCATACGGACCTGATCCGTATGCAGGAGCAAGATAATACTGCTGGGTAAAGAAGTTCTCAAAACGGAAAGCGTCTTTCTGAGGATTCCAAGAAGGTTCTTTCCGTTGACTTACAGTTCCATTGTCAGCACCCCGAAATTCTGAAGCATAGGCATCGACTGCAAAATCAAGTTGACCACCACGCTCATGATTTAAAAATGCGTTGGTGGTATATGGTCCCTCGATGTAATCGTTATAAGGTAAGACGGTTGTTGTATCATCATAATGATAAAGCGTGTACCCATATACTCCTGCAAACCAACCTTGAATGGGCTTGCTATAGTTTGGGCAATTTGAAGTTCCTGATCCGCTTTTATCCTGACAGGTATTGTAAACGCAATCATCTCCTGAACTTATGTTTCTAAACTTAACCAAATACTCCGCATAATCAGGATCATTGCATAACCCCACAACGTCTGGACCTGCCTGAAAACCTCCGTATCCCTTGAGATACGAAAACATTTTGGAGTAATTGATTTTGTAGTACTGATCAGCACTTGCAAGGGCATTGGCGTATGTTAAATCGTCCCTTGAGGATGGAGTAACTCCCCTTTGAACTTTGGCAATTTCCCAATGATCCAGATCAGAAACTGGTGCGCCACTAGCTTGTAACTTAATTCCTGTTTGCTCAATCGGATCATAATTCATTCGATCAGTCTCATTGTAAATATCAAGACCCTCATTGCCGAATACAAACGCTGCAATGGGATTTGAAGCATTGATCCCCCCATTGGTTCCAACGTCAGTTTGAGGCCAATTCTGAGCGTTGTTCGGGTTCATATGGGACCAGTGCGACCACCATTCGTCCCTTGCTGGCTGCTGCAATCCACTTCCTAAGCGGATGAATTGAAATAGGCTGTCAGAATACCAAAAGAGTCGCCAACTAGGGTCAGCGACTCCGTTCTTCAGGCGATCATTTATACTTTCAGCCAACGCATTGTATTGCGCACTGCTGATCGGTTCACCTGCTTTGACCGTGGGAACTCTCTTGTATGTAAAAGCCATTGCAGAGAGTCATACCAGAATCAAGACCAACGTGCAACAAGGTCAGTTACAACTGGTGCGGATTTACTAATCGGTTGCGGTCTCCGTAACTGAGTGGATCTTGTGGTTCCTCTGGTTGTTCTGGAAGTCATTACACCGTTACTGATCATCTGATCTTGACGAGCAGTTCTTTCAATCAACATTCGAATGTTGCTGCTGATCTTTCCAGACCCTTCGGGTTTTTGAATTATTGCTGGCATATTATTGAGCGATCGCTAAAGCAGAACAACTGCTGCTATTGCTTATAAAAGTTACTTTGCCACTTGTCGGATCTCGAAAAGCATCTGCATTAGGAACATATAAAATTTCACCCGTTGCTACTGAATATACTTTTGGAGTTGGAACAGAACCGATGCCTGCTAAACCTGTTCCTGCTGGACTAGGCACTGTGAAGGTAAAGCTTGCTGATCCTACACCCGTGTACTTTAACACAACTGCACTTGTTCCTTCCCACTGATATTCTAGGCCATTTCCAGCACCAGATACCATTGTCGTATACGTAGCGGTGCTTAAATTGATGCCTGCACTGTTATTTGCTTTTGGGTCCGTGACGGATAATGTTTGCGCTGCCATAAATTTTATTTAATAAGTTGCAAGGTCGTAAGTAAATTCGTTGAACCAGTAGCGACCATAATATTCTCGATTTATAATAAACTGATTCAAAGTTGTTTGCGTTTTTTGGATTGGCTGCTTGTGCCAATACGGAACTCCTGAGACTACAATGCCTGCTGGAATTGACTCATTGTAAAGCAATGGTTCATACGCCATTTGTGACGGTGTTACCATGCGGTTTACGTTTTGGAACATTGCAGGCCAAAGACTAAAATTAAATGCAGCAGTAACAGTAACTTCATTGCGAATAACCCATTGAGGCTCTTGAAAAGCTTCCTGCCCTAGCAAGAATGCTTGAGCATATTTTGCAGCAAGCTGATTAAGCTCAAATAAACTTAAACCAGTTATCGGATAAATCCAAGCACCAGACTCAAGTGGTAAATGCCACCGTATTAATCCAGAATTGCCTTGATTCATGTTTTCCATGCTGCCTTGCTCCTGAGGTGGAGTGGCTGCCGTATCCACTTGTGTTGCCTCAATCATTTTGACCTGATCAAAGTTAAAAACACGATCATTCAAATTGTTTCTGTGAAAGTCCACAAAATGTTCAATCATGTTAGTCCAACCGGGCCTTGCTTTATCCAACAGGATCGCATTGGGGTGAGTTGAGATACGAGGCTCGATCATGTTTGAATCAAGTGTCCATGTGGATAGCAATTCAATATTGCCATACTTGACCTCCACCTCCCAATAAAGACCAGATTCTTTTGTGGAAAGTTCCTTAATCCAGCTTGCGTCAGGGAAATAAGATGCAGGATTGTTTTTTGCATTGGTGACAACCGTTGGATGCCCCATCCATTTGTCAGTGATTTCCCATGTTGGATTATTAGGGTCGCCACTTTTGAAAGTAGACTTGTCAACAAGTGACAGTGTACCACCGCTTGAAAATGGCTTGTAAACTCCCGAACTTGGATCTGTTGTATAGTAAGGCATTATAGTCTGTCAGTTAATACATTGGTTTGCTTTACTAATTGTTTGTCAATGCTGTCTGCTTTAGAAAGTTGTCGCCTTTGCAATCTTATAGCTTCAGATTCCCCACCTGTTGCTGCAAGTCCCACTCGCTGCAATGTTGATATGTTTTGCCCACCCCTGTTCATTCTGTCTGTCAGATAATCAAGCATGACCATTGCTCCTGCTCCACGTTCTGCTGCTAGATTCTCTGTTGCTGCTCTTGATTCATTAACCTGCCTTGCACGCTCTCTTGCTCTTTCAGCACCAGATACTGCTTCAGTCGCTCCAAATGCTGCTGCCTCATCAGCAGTTAATCCGCCCAGCATTCCACCTGTAAAGTTTACCAGATAACGAATCCCTGCTGTAAGCTTTTCAATTTTATCATTAACAAACCCTAACGCAGCAGATGCTGCTTCCGCAAAGGTTTCAAATGGTGTTACTGCTTTTAAAATGTCCTCACCGATAACTGCAATTTGAGCAGTAAAATGATCTGCTTCATCAATAAGCTTTCCAAAAGCTTCTTCACTGATTATTTGTCCTGAATCTTTTGCAACATCTCTGAAGTGTTCAAAGTTCCCCGCAAGCTTTAAAGCTACATCAGCACCATTTTCCCCAAGAACATTAACTGCTGCTTGAAACTGCCTTGCACTCAATCCACCTTCTTTTAATCTCAGACTTAGAGAATCAAATAATTCATCTGGTCTAAGATTCGCAATCTCTGACAAATTAAAACCAAGATTTTGCATGTCTGCGGAAATCATGCCTTGGGCTTGAGCTTGTGCTATGCCTTCAATAGCAGATCTTATTGCCCCTGCCGCCAGTCCAGCCTCACGTTCTGCAATTGTTAGTTCTTGAGCTTTTTCGTAGGAAACCTCTAATGCTCTGGAAAGCTTTTCAGCCTCATCAACATGATCACGTATTGCATTGATTCCTGACAGTGCTTTATTCAACCCAATATACGCCAAAGCAGCAAGACCTGCACGCTTGGCAAGCTTAGTCATAGAGCCATTTAATCTGCCAAAAATGGTTTCATTTTTTTCAGCCTCTTTCCCAACCTTGTTGGTTTCATCCTGAACCTTTTTTGCTGCATCAACTGCTTCAGAAGGATCTGCTGTAAACTTTAAATCGACAGGTTGTTCAGCCATTTTGTTCCTTCATTTTTGATTGTAAGAATTCACGCCTTGCAACTTGTTTATCAGAAACAAACTCAAGTTTACCATGGGCAACCATTGCGCCAAGAGCATCATTGACAGCAAGCTTGTAAGGCATATCCATCACTTCAGTTGCTGAGTATCCCCATTCAGACATGAGCATCCATCGAATAGTCTGTAGCCATGACATTGACTTTTCCTTTTCTGATCCTTCATCCTCTTTTTGCCAAATGTCATACGACACATGCTGCCATGCCCAATACCGATAAAAGTCATTTAAGACTGTAACATGCAGACCACTTTTTTTACTGATGTATTTTCCCAGCTTAACAACAAACTTTTGTTGGGCTGATGATCCAAGCAACTTGTAGGATTCTTGGTGATCGTTTTTTAGAACCCAAATTGCAGTTGCTAGATCCCCTGCTTGTAATACCTGATCAGACTCAACAGCAGGATGCCCCAACCTACACAACAATGCATAATGCCCAACTGTCATGGGCTGCAAACGATACCGCCAGACCCTTACGGGTGCTGGCAGCATCATCTTGGCATATGTTGTGTTTCCAGTGATCACATTACCCCACTGAAGTCAGTGAAAGTTTACTTGCGGTTGTTAGATTTGCTGCAGCAGAAATAGCACGTAAAGTCATGCTTCCTGTTTTCCACCCCTGATTGCTACCAGTAACTGATCCTGAGATAAAATTGTATGTTCCGTTAAGATCATCATTGTCCATGTTCTCAAGCTCAATTTTGGACATTAGGGTAGGCATCAGCAAACCCTTTGAATCTGCGACACCACCTGAAAGATCCGTAGAACCAAATTCAAAATTCACTTGAAGCTCAAAAGTTGCATAAGCAAAAGCTTCAGAAGTTAATCTGCCAAACTGGTCAAACCCCTCAACGCCTCCAGCCATTGAAGGTGTAAAAGTGTATCCTGTAATGATGCAAAGTCTGTTTCCTGTCAGCGTAGGCCATTCAGTATCACTACCAACAGCGCCATTAAGCATTACATTGCCGTTAATGCCATAAACTCTGGCTTGTGTTCCGTATAAATAACTCATTTTTATTGTGGTTGTGGTGTTTTAATTTGCACGGTTCCTGTGACCGTAAAGCGTTCAATGAATCTTTGCTCTGATGTTTCTGAATTAATTGTCATGTTATAAAAGTTGCTAGTTGATCCACATACAACTAAGCGATGAAGATCATTTGCAATTTCCCACGCAACATCTAACCCCGAAACACCTTTACCCCATGGGCCTTGATTAAATTGATCGTTTAATTGTAGCTCGATCAATATCCCCATCTGCCATGTATCCCGTCCAGTCTGAGTGACTGATCCAGTTTTAATAATAATACCAAAACCAACTTTCTTAAGTCCTGCCTCAAGCTCATTGGTAAGATTCGATCCCCTCCAAAGCTGAATAGGGATCGCACCAGATTCGTCAATGCTATTTGCAACCATTGGGATCTTGCTGATCCTGTCATAAACAGATTGCTGAATTTGGTGAAAAATATTCATCAGTAATTTATGTGATCGATTGATCCACCAGCAAACTCATAATGCGCTCGTGATTCACTGTCTGGTATCAATGGTTCAGCAATCCCGAAGTTCCCTTGTGCAACATCCCGAAGCCTCTGCATTGCTTCATCGTAACTGGTTCGACGTTGCTCCCCTATGTCCAAGAGATCACCACCAAGACGTTTCCAGACCTCCACCACTAAAAGGTCAAGGGTGGTGCTAACCAAGCTCTCAGGGACAGTGCCAGATGGTCCTAATGTGTAGCGACCTGATGCGTCGATGTAACCACGGACCATGTTTGTCGTGCGAGTAATAGCAGGGGCAATTAAATCTTCAAAAGGCGGCTCAGTCATGATGCCAACCCCTTGATCATTTTCAATTAACTCAGCTTGATCTGTTTGAATGATTGAACCAATCTGCTTTTGAAGGCGAGCAACAGACTCAACCTCTGAAGCAGCCATGACTTGATACATGTCATTAGTTGTGAGTGTTACCCAAGCCATATTAAATCAAATCTAAAAGTTTTCTGATGATTGAAAAAGTTCCGTTCTTCTTTTGGGACTTCTGCATCCCCTTCAGCATCCCATTAACATCAATTTTGTTTTTGCGAAGTTCTGCCTTGAATTGGTTCCCCGCATCCAATGCTGACAGGGTTGCGTTCTTGTATTTTTTTCCACGCACCATTGCCCCAATGCTCAAAAGACTCATTGCAACAAAAGTGATTAATGAGCCAAATGGAACCCCAATTTGCTTCGGCAATTCAGCAACTGCTTTACTTCTTGAGCTTACAACCCAATTTGTTTTGGTGATGATAACTTGAGCAGGTCCAACCGCAGTGTTTACGGTGTTGGTTTCAAAGGATAGTTCAGGCGTATAAACCCGATCACTCAAGCTTTCGAGTTGAGCGCATCCTGTAAAAAGAAGCAGCCCCGTTAATGATCCAATGACAATTATTTTCTTATTCATCATTTTGATTGTAATCTCTGTAAGCGTGAAGGGTCTTGATCACTGCATAAGCAAGCGAAGCCAACCCAATCCCGATTTGAATAAATACATTAATTTCTGTGAGCGTCACCGTCACCCCCAAAGCACTCACCAGACCCAGCTTGATATGCTCTGCCCAATTGCCCATGGTTAATCTTTCAAGCCCAAATTCTTTGCGGGTGCACTGGCTCAACTCGGAACGGCTCTAGTGTAGAACCGTCTTCACCAACCAGACGAACGTTCACGAACCAACCGTCCTCGTAGACAGGTGGCGTTAGCTCGTTACCCTCGCTATCAAACGTAGCTGGAGTCAGTACAACCTTCGGGAGTATGTCCGTGTTTCTGAAGTTCTGACGCTTTTCCCACTTCGTAGGAACTGGGTTGTCTGGATCTGTGCGATCCCACTCCACTGGAACCTCAGTGAACAGGATGCTGTCAGCTTCAGCTGCGTCCGCGAATTTTAGGTAGTAGTCTGTAAACATATGATTCGTTAGTCAGTTGGTTTAGATAGTTGTCAGAGATTGCAGTTCCACGTCTGAAAGCGTGACATTGAATAAACTGAGCCGCTTAACGTGGCCATTGAGAACTGCTGCCCCCGTTGGATTGCTGCCAATGTCCAAATCTGTCAGCAACGGAAAAGCGTTGCTTGTGTCAGTAGTAACTGCGCCTCCGTCAATACACGCTGAAACATCATTCGTTGCCCAGCTTGCGGCTAACTTTTTAGCGCCAATCGAGGTTTCCGCTTGCGTTATGTTCGCTTGAACCGAGTTGTTGAGTTCACTGTAGAGGATGTATGTTAGGCTGCTTGCGAACTGACCCACTTGGTAGTAATTTTCTGTGCTGCCATCGCTAATGACTGCGCCTATTCCACTCGTGCGACCGTTAATGCTTAGGTCAACCACCAGACTGCCCTCACCTCCCGAATAATTCGTCGCTGACAAATCCACTGAGCAAGAGTCACTTGCTCTGGTCAAAGCCGAACCAGAAGTGAGCAGCACCGAACTCGGGCTGCTGCCCTCCTCAAATTGCAGTCCGTAAATGAGCATTCCCGAATAATCGTCAGAT